CCCCCCAGTACCGGAAAGGATGGGATTCAGCCCTGCGGCACGAAGATCTGCGACTTCGCGCTGGTGGGCTGTATTACTCATTCTTTCCTGAAAGGCCATTTGATTTTTAGCCTGTTTTGCCGATGAACGGTTGGAAAACATCCCCCCCAGAAGGGAGGATGCTCCGCCGACTATTGCTCCGCCGATTCCGGCCAAGGCCGGAGAAGCGGCAGAACCTGCCGTGATGGTGACCGGATCCATGATTAGAAGTGGTCAATCATTCCGGGCACGCCATAAGTAGGCATGGGTCGGGTACACCGCATTTGAATGTAGGTGTCCAGTAGGAAATGAGGTTCAGAAGTGACCGCAATAACGCGGTCTACTGGCGGGTTTTCGACGATGAATTCATCGTCCAGTACCGGAGCAGTGGCGAACTCTTGCGAGAGGTGCCATGCATCGAGTGACTGAGCGAAAGAAGAACGGAATTCCCCAGTAATCTGGGAGGGGAAGTATCGATATTCCGCGTATCTCTCCTGATAACCGAAGACTTTGTCATCGTTGGCTTGAACGCCATCAGAGAAGATTTCTTTTTGCAATACGGCCTGTTCGCCGATATGAGAGAGAGCTGGCCAGTAGAAGTCGAAACGTGTTTTTCGAGACCACATACGGTTAAGACCTTGCTGATATGTGAGATCAGCCCGAACGCTGACCAGACCAATAATCAGGCAATGTTCAGTAAATGAACTCGTAAAGCCATTGTTATTGAGAAGGGCCGTGCCGATCGCCGCCAGATTGCCTTGGGGCGTGTCGGCATAAGTGCCAGTAGGCGAAGTCTGAGGAATTGGCGAGATATTAATCATCGTTGAACCACCGCCGAGATATTCGGGACGTTGGAGCCGAGCATCCGGTGATGTAACGCCGAAGTGTGATTTGATAAGTTCGGTGTACCTAGTACCGCCACGAGCATCTCTTTCCAAAATCTTTTGCACCTGAAATGCTTGGCGCAAAGAGTTGATGGTTGCAGCAGTAGCAGATGATAAATCGGCATAAATGCCGGGATAACCATTGTTATCCGGGTCATTACGAACGGAGAAAGATGTTTGCGTGGCAGCCGGGTTGATAGTTTTTGTAGTGGTGTATTGCACAGTACCAGTGCCACCAGTTTCATAAACAGTTTGCGGTCCGCCTGCGTAAGTTTGATCGGATGCACCGATACCAATGACAGGAGCGAATTGACCCAAAGGAATCATGACTGCGTCGCCCTTTTGAGGCCATGGCAAAGAGGATGTGAAATAGTCATGACGCTTTCCACGACGTTGGAGAACGTAGTCAGCGGGGGAATCGGGGCCGTTGCCAGTTGAAACAGGCAAACTGTCTTGTAAGTTTTGATCGCGATACCACTCATTCCAAATGAGGTTATAAGCGCGATGCCAAAGGGCAGAGTGTTGGACGTTGGCAATGCCAACGGGTAAGCCGAAGTAATCTTCGAGCGTGTTTGGGAGATAACCACCAGAAGGAGATGTCATCTGAGGGATGACAAAGTCGGTGGAATCACCGGGATTTTTTTGTTCGCCGTTGAACTTTTGCCAGTTATCCCAGAGAAGACGCAGAGGCACTGCGAAGTACTGGGTATCCATGTGCATATTGTCCATGACCGGGAAAATCGGCGTCGCCAGACGCGCGAATCCTGTCATGCGAACGTTGAAAGTATCACCGGGCAGAGCCTCATCCACGAGAAACGGAATGAGGTAGCCAGCATCGAACGTCGTCTTATAGCCATGAGAACGGTCGAATGTGCTGCGGGGAATTTCAGCCTTGGGAACTTGGCTGAAAGAGTGGGTCATTACGGATTTATTACCGTGATGAGGGACGCCGAATGCCATGGTATTACTCCTTGAATGAAGAACCGTTGATCGGGTTCATGTTGAGAGGTGTGTATTCAATGGCGCCGGTTTCGTCATCGAACCGGCCAAGCTCGACAAGCGAGTAGTCCTGTGGATTTTGTTTGATTTCCGAATTTGGATCATTGACGGCATTACGGAATAGACGTTGACCATGTGCAGAATTGGCACAGAAGAAAGGGGTCGAATAGACCTTAGTGACTTGGTCATAGATAGAGAAGATGACTTTTTGCATCAGAGTTTCCTTGTCAAAGTTGAAATTTGCGACTCTTTGCAGATGAGGCGGTCGCGTAGCCGTTCAGGAGTGTTGTCTGTCTTGTGCGTTTTGGCGCGGGCTTGTCGTGCCCATTTGAGCCGTTCCGCCGCTTTGAGATCGAAGCCAGCATAGACGCGATCGTAGAAACGAGGTGGAAGCATTTTTCGTCCACGAATGACAATAAAGTCTGAGGGAAAGACTTCCTCAGAATATTTATCGAACCATGGTCGGGCGATACCCGGACGACGTGACATGGTGACGTACTCAGGAAGCCGTTGGAAAACTTCACCGGTTGAGGGGTCAAAGGAGCGGTAATGGGCTTGTGCGCGTTCGCCAGTAACTTTCTTGAGGATGTATCTGGCTGTGTAAGCCGCGGTCTCAAATGAGACTTCTCCGATGATGACATTACCGAGGCCCCATATCCGGGCGAGGGATTCTGAGACATAGAGCTTGTCACCTTGGCCATTTTCAGAGTGCTGGACAAGGTCTGTCGGCCGATAGCCATAGACGAGTGCATGGTAGTGCGGCCGGCCTTCGGAGCCGTACTCGCCACAGTGGAAGAACCTGATTTTGTTGGATTCATGCTTGCGTAGCCTTTTCATAAAGTCCTGAAAGTGCTTTTTTACAAGCGTCCCGCCTTCCGGCAGGTTTTCAGGGTTGTAAGTAAGGGTGATGAAGCATTTACGATCGTGCAATTGAGACTCGTGCATAAGCCGTACAGCCCATTGCCGAGATCTCTCCAATCTGCAACCAATACATTGGCCACAGGGTACGGTAACGGGAAGGTCTCGAAAGCCCCCCGCACCGAAGACGATCTTGCGTTTTCCATTCGCTGTCAGATCAGCGGATTTGTTTCCATGGAGAGGGTTGTAGCAGGGCATAGGTCATAGCCGAATACCGCCCCGCATTGGGCTACCGCCCAAATTTTTCTTGTGGGTCATAGACGCAGTTGACGAGAACTGACGGCGTGACTTTTTGTTGCTCATTTTGTGTCGCTTCATGGTGTGCCCCTAGTACGAAAAGATTAGAGAGAAGAACGAGAACTGCGAGAGGAATAAGCGTTTTTTAACTCCTTCGGAGGTTGGTTTGGACACCGAAACGGTGGTTTGGTGTCAGTTGGAACAGTTACATCAAGTAATAGCTGTTCCATGGCGTTTAGTCAACGCCGTTTTTTGAAGCGTGGCCGCATTTTGGATCCTGCGTTTCCGCCTCGGAGAATTTTCTTGATGAGGCGGGGAGGCATCCTAGATTTACGTTTCATGTGTTTTCTCCGTAGTGGTTTCCGCCAGACGCCCGGGAGGTGTCTCCCGGGCTGGCGATTTAGTCGCTCGATCGGCTATTCGCCTCCTCGCTTGTGCTGATTTTTGAGTTGGGTTGAGTTTGGTTTTTAAGCACTGAAGTTGATACGAGCGTTGGAGCATCGTCCCGCAGCAATCCCATAGACCGCATTTCATCGCGGTTTTCAGGGTTGCTGGTGAAGTTGAGGAATTCCGCCGGATCGTTCTCGAAGCGAGTACGAATCGCGGATGGCAATTCCTCGAATAGTGAGGACGCCTCAGCAACGAATTGCATAGCGTCCTGAAACTCGTACCCGGAGGTATCGAGATATTGGGGTGCACGCTCGTTGATGTTGGGCAGTTGCCCTGTTGATAGATAGCGATTCATCAATACGTTGATGTCGCATTCATCCTTGAAGGATTGTTTTGTCCATCGGGAATGTTGAGGGAATGTCAGCCGAACTCGCTCCTTTTGAGAATAAGCTGATTTGATTTGAAGATTGTTTGAGGTTGTAGATGGTTGATGGAGCTGAGTCGGCATTTGATAAGAGGACATATTATTTTCCGATGACTTTACCGGCGGTATCCGCCGGGCGTTTGAAGATGTTTCCGAGAGCAGAACTCGGAAGAAGGTTAGTTAGAGCGCTGGTAGCACCCCTTCCTGCGTCGATATAACGTTGGGCTAGGGGTAGCCCTGCCTTTTCCGCAGCGATATCTGTACGCGCTTGTACAGCGCTTGATGTTGATGTAGCCCGGATTCCGGGCAGTTGTGCCGCCAGGTTGTTCGTTTGAGCGTGAACATTGGCGATTTGTGCGTCAGTAAGACCGAGACCTTTCAGAACGGCCTCGGTTTGAGCCTGACGGTAAGGCGCTTCAAGGAGCTTGGTGTTGTAGTCCACCGAGTTATTGACGCTTTGCGAATTTTTAAGCCGGACGTCCGCCCGGATGTTGTCCTCGTTGGCCTGCATGTTGAGAAGCTCTTGTGTCATGAGAGCGCCTGTTTTTGCAGAGTTAGCGAAATCCTTCGCTATGTTCTCCTGTGGCGCAGCAGCGCCAGCGGGGGTCGAAGCCCCCTGCCCCCCAGTACCGGAAAGGATGGGATTCAGCCCTGCGGC